AAAAATGCAGTCCACTAGGAAAATATTCAATGTCTCCTACACTTAGAGCAAATCATGAAGAGGTGGCTTAAATGTCACCTTTACTTATTACTAATATAAGAATGAGTACAGACACAAAGGACAAAGGCAATATACAAGCATCTAAGCTAGGGTTAAACCTAAGTGAGTATATTAGATTAATAATAGAATTAGATAGTGCCACAGAGTTGTTAGCCATGATTAAAGATGGTGCAAATAAGAACTTAAAAAGAGAAGAAACAAAAGAAAATATGAAGAATGTATATGTTGATAAAAATGGACATTTACAAGTTAAATTAAGGGATTAGAGTAAAATCTAGTCCTTTTCTTATATAAAATAATAAACAGTAGGTGATAATATGAATATTGTTGCTAAAGATAAAAGAAATATGATTAAATATATGGTTGAGGAATTAGAGAGAAGTGCAGATATAAAAGAAAATCAATTAAAGGTTTATGAAAAGATGATGCGTGACAATAAAGATGTTGATGAATCTAAATGTAAAGGGAGAGATTGAATGTTAGATAATACAGATTTAATAATGGAAAATGATAAATTGCATTGTGTAGTAAAGGATTTAACTGATAAATTAAAAAGATATGAAAATGAAGAATGTTGTGTGTCAGCGTGTGAGCCTGCAATAGACAGATATTCTTATGACCTATTGGCAAAAGAAGTAGAATGTCTTAAGAGAGTAATAGTAAACTTAAACATAATGCTATATGAATAGCTCTCACATCAATTCTAAGCCACTTTAACATAGTAGGTAATACAATTACACATAAGTAATATATAAGGAGGTTAAGGCTATGACGAAAGTTAACGAATACGTTCCAACCGCAGCAGAGAAAAGAATACTTGAAGTAGCTTTGAATCCCGAATCTTTTAGTATGAATGTAGAGGAAAGATGTAAAGCTGCTAAAACATCAAAAGTAACATGGTATAAGGCCATGGCTAAACAACCATTCACAGACCTACTTAATAAGCTCACTATGGATATGTTAAAAGGTAAGGTAGTTAATATAGTCAATGCTACTTATATGTTTGCTACAACTGATAGCAAGTGTGCTAGTGATAGAAAAGTTTTATTGACTATGGCAGGATTATACACAGATAAGCAACAGATTAATGCTGAAATAGATGGTAAACAAGAAATTAAGATCAACTTCAATATTCCAAGACCTAAAAGTGAATAAGATGTATAAATAATTAATGTATAAATTATGTATAAAGTACTTAACAGTGAATAAATATGCAATAAAGTGCTAAAATTCATGGGTAAAGTAATATATTTATTGAATAAACATTGTATAATGTCGCGAAACGAAACTTTCACGACATTTATTAATATATTGGAGGTGAATGTTATAGGAGAAATAACTGTTAATTATGAGCCTAATAAAAAGCAATTCCTATTTCATTCTAGTTCAGCAGAGGAAGTCGTTTATGGTGGTGCTAAAGGCGGAGGGAAAAGTTGTGCTTTAGTTATGGAAGCTTTAGCATACGGATTAGAAAATGCAGGAGCAGAAATGTATATCTTTAGAGAAACCTATGACGATCTTGAAGCTAATATAATAAAAGAGTGGAAAGAAAAAGTTCCTAAAGAATTATATAGTTACAATGAATCTAAGCACGTTGCAACCATGATTAATAGTACAGTGCTTAAATTTAGATATATAAGAAACTTTACAGATGCAGAGGGTTATCAAGGTAGGTCAATGGATTGGATAGGTGTAGACGAGTTAACAAAGCATTTAAAAGAGAGTATTCAAGTATTATTATCATGTTTGCGTTCTCCTAAAGGATTTAAGCCACGTTTCAGAGGTACTTGTAATCCAGGTGGAATAGGTCATACATGGGTAAAAGAGGATTATATAGAAGCTACTGACTATGGCGAACATACTACAATAGATAAATTAACAGGCAATACAATAGAATTTATTCCTGCTAAAGTATATGACAATACAGTATTAATGAAAAACGATCCTTCTTATGTTAAAAGACTTGAAAACTTACCCGAAGCCAAGAGAAAAGCTTTTTTATTAGGTGAATGGGATATATTCGAAGGTCAATTTTTCCCAGAGTTTAAACGTGATGTTCATGTTATAAGACCATTTGTAATACCTAATCACTGGAATAGATATATAACTATGGATTACGGTTTAGATATGGCAGCAATATATTGGATAGCAGTAGACACAGAATTTAACTGTTACGTTTATAAAGAAATATATGAATCTAATTTAATCATAAGTGAAGCAGCACAAAGGATTATAAAAGTTAATGGTGATGATAATATAATAATAAGATATGCTCCGCCTGATTTAAGCAACCGCAGACAAGAGAGCGGAAAAAGTGTATTTGATATATTTAGTGAATATAAAGTGCATTTAACTAAATCTAACAACAGGCGAGTTGATGGATGGTTAGCGGTTAAAGAATGGATTAAACCTATAGAAACGAGAAACATTGAAACGGGAGAAAAGTATTTAACATCTAAACTAAAAATATTTGATAATTGTAGCAATTTAATAAGGTGTTTACCTATGGCACAGATGGATGAAACAGACCCAAACGATGTAGGTACAGAACCACACGAAATAACTCATTGTTTAGATGCTATTAGATATTATTGTATTATGAGGCAAAGACCAACAGATGTAATAGAAACTAAAAAGGTTCAATGTTGGGCGTTATCAGACACACCAACAAACAAACAAAGTTACCTAGGTGATGGAGAAGTTAATCAAGAATATTTAGGGGGTTGGTAATGTGTTTAGTGTAGAAATTCAATTAGATGCTATAGTCAAAGCTTTATATAAAAAGTACAATGTTGATAGTTTAATACTTACAGATAAAGAAATAGAAGATAGTAACAATAATACTTTTATAGAAGTTCATAAGGAAAATGAAGTTAATACTTTTAGAATAGTGAGGTTGAAGCCATGATACATATATCAGTAAGAGAGAACGCAATTACTGTAGTAGGTCATGCAAACTATGACGAGTATGGAAAAGATATAGTGTGTGCAGGAGTTTCTTCCTTAGTTCAAACACTAGCATTAAGAGGTAGACTAGAGAAGTTAAAGGGTGATATTGTAATTGTATGGTCAGATGATAAACAAGCCTTAAAACTCATTACAGAGGGTTTAAAACAAGTAGCAAATAACTACCCTAACTATGTGGAGGTAATAGATGTGTAATTGTAAATGGAATGATAGAAAAATAGAGAAGCGTGCTGACGGTTCCACCTATGAAACAGAAAATGCTTCAATAGAAATAAAAGGTACAAATATGAATATATTATTAAACGAAGGTGATTGGGAAGCCGAAAGCAACGCGGAAGTACCTATTAATTATTGTCCATTTTGCGGTGAGAAGGTGAGTAAATGTTAATAATAATATCAAGCGTGATAATTGCTATCATGCTTTTTTTATGCTCATTTTTAGGGTTTAAACAAGGACTAAAGTTAGGTATGCAATCAGCCAAGGGAATTGAGCCTATTACTAAGAGTCCTATTGCAATTATAAAAGAAATAGTTAAAGAACATCAAGAAACTAAATTAGAAAAAGAGTTAGCAGAACAAGAGAAAAAATACAATGAGGGTGTTGAGCGAATGATGCACTATACAGGAGGTGACGAAGATTGAAGTCAACAGATTCATGGGTTAAATATGAAACTGGATTAAATTATTTTAGACGCGAGAAATATTTAGCAGAGTGCGCCAAGGCTGAAAGATTTTATGCGAATCAACACTGGTGGGGTATGGAAGATTTAGACTTACCTAAGCCAGTATTACCTCTAAGCAAAAGAATTGTAGATTTTAAAGTATCGTCAGTAATGGCAGAAGATATTACAATGAACTTTAGCGTTGAGGGATATGCAAAAGCACCCGAACAACCACAAGATGATATGATGCAACAAGATCCTATGCAAATGCAACCTCAACAACAGGATATAAGTCCTATGGCTAGTCAATATGATGAAGCAACAACTATGTTTAATGGATATTCTGAAACAACATGGGAGGAATTAAAACAAAAGGCTTTAAATGAGGAAATGCTTTTAAATGCAGCGTTAACTGGAATAGGTGTAGAACATTACATATTTGATAAAAATAGTAAATATGGCAATGATGATGGAGTTATGGCGCAAGCTATAGGACGAATTAAAGGTGAGGTTATAGACGGTACTAACTTATTCCTAGGCAATCCAAATGACCGTAGAATAAACGCAAGTGGTGAGCCTATACAACCTTATATTATTATTTCTTACAGAGAGTTAGTCAGTAAATGCAAAGAGGATGCCGAAGCAAATGGAATAAGTAAAGAGGATATTAAGCTTATAACAAGTGATAATGATATAGTAGACCAAAGTTTTGACAAGGCTAAAATTGAACTTGACGATCAGAGTAAAACCACAGTATTACTTCATTACTTTGTTAAAGATAAAAAGATATGGTATAAAAAATCATGTAAAAATGTTGATATATTAAAGGAAACAAATACAGAACTGAATATTTACCCTATTGTTACAATGAATTGGGATATACGTAAACGTTCAGCCTATGGAATGGGTGAAATGAAAGGTCAAATACCTAATCAAATTGCTATCAATCAGTTAATGGCACAGGCTATATTATCAGCACAGAGAACAGGAACACCAAAGTTTATATATGACAAGTCAAGAATGTCGGTTCCAAGTAATAGAGTAGGTCAAGCAATAGGAGTAGATGGTGATATTACTAACGCTGCTAAATACCTTGAAACAGGGCACGTAAGCAATGATATGTATAACTTGATAGATAAGCTAGTCACACTCACTAAAGACCTAGCAGGAGCAAGTGAGAACGCTCTAGGAGAAGCTAAAGCAGATAACACGAGCGCTATGATGTGGGCAGAAAAACAAAGTGGCATACCGCTTCAATCAGTGCGTAGACGGTATTATCAAAGTCAAGAAGATGTAGGTTTAGTATGGGCAGACATATGGAAAGTTAAGTTCAATACTACTCGTGCGGTTACCATTAAAAACAAAGATGGAGTACAAGAAGTTAAAAACTTTAATGGATCTTCTTATAAAGATATTAATATGAATCTTAAAATAGATATTGGCGCATCCAGTCAGTTCAGCGAGATAACTAATCTCAATATGCTTAATATGTGGCTAGATAAACAATTAATAACATTCGTTGAATACCTTGAAAGATTGCCACAAGGTTCAGTAACTAATAAAAGTCAATTAATAGATGCTAAGAAAAAGCAAATGCAGCAGCAACAACAAATGCAAGCAGACCAAATGCAACAACAACAGGACATGCAGAATCAAGCGCAGAGCGACCAACAGAATCAACAGGCACAAATACAAGGCCAACAGAATCAAGATGCACAGGCTAAGAATGCAGAGTATGAGAAGTTAGCACAGTTTATGGAGAGTTTACCTAAAGAAACACAGGACAAATTAAACTCTTTACCGGGTGACCAAATGGAATCACAATTAATACAGTTAATGAAACAATCAGTATCACAAAGTATGAAACCACCTACAAAATAGGCGGTTATTTTTATGTCTGTAATCGACTTTAAACTAAGAAACTCACAAAGAGTTTTATCAAGGTGTGAATACCTACCCGAAAAGGTATTATGAACTGCAAAACAGATGCACACTGAATAGTCGTTCGTAAAAGGTGCAATAGGAGAAATTATATTATGAAATTATTTGATATGGCTGCTAATTCTATTAAGGTAGAGGGATTCGCCAACCTATATAATCTACAGTTATTCGCTGATGATGAAGAATATGAGCAAAATGAATCAGAATATGCAGGGGATGAAGTAGAGGACACTGACGAAACAGTGTTAGACACAGAAGAATCCGAAGAAGTTGCAAATTCAGAGGAAAATCAAACAGAAGATATTACACAGACACAGGCTTTCAGTAGAAGGCTTAAAGAAGAAACAGACAGGGTGCGCCAAGAGAGCTCAACTACTGCGGTTGATAATTATATCAAGGAACAGTACAAAGGGCAGGAGTGGAACGGCAAGCCTATTTTAAGTCAAGCCGACCTCAATCAAGCTTTGTATGAGCAAAAACTTCAAAATGCAGGGCAAAGTCAAGAAGATATGCAAGCGTTGGTGGATGAACACCCCGCAGTTCAAGCGGCTAAGTTAGCAGCACAAACCAATGAAACTAATCAAAAATTGTACAATGAATTTCTTGAATTATCAGAGGAATACAAAGACATTAAAGACTTTAATCAAATAACACCCGAAGTATGGGATATGAAAAACAATAAAAATATATCCTTTTTAGATGCTTATAATAGAATTCATATTAAAAAGATTAAACTTCAAACCGAACAAGAAACAATCAGAAATATTAATAAAAATGCTACGAGTTCCCCTGGAAGTGCTTCAAGCGGTGGAGTAGTACACAAAACTAAATCAGTTAGTGATATGACCTCCGAAGAGTTTGACAGTTACAGAGAGGAAGTACGTAAGCAAACAAGGGAGTATTAAGAATGAATAAATTTGATTTACAGTTATTTGCAACAAATACAAATAGATTAGCAGCAACCGCAACAGGATATATAGGATTAACAAATGAGAATGCTGAAATATATGAAAGAGAAATGTATGATAGATTAATTCCTACTCTTCAATGGTTTAAATATGGTACTAAAAAAGCATTGCCTAGAAATTCGGGTGATACTGTATCTATTAGAAGATTTGAAAACCTTACAACTTCAACTACCGCTATTACAGAGGGTGCTACTCCAGATGGTGTTGACCTTACAGTAGTTAAAAGAAGTGCAACAGTAGCTGAATATGGTAACTATGCTATTGTTACTGAAAAGCTTGATATGATAGGTCTTGACGATACTATTTCAGAAGTTTCAAAGTTATTCGGTGAAAATGCTGGACAATCTATTGATGAAATAGTTCGTGATGTAGTTATGGCAGGATCCAATGTATCTTATGCTAATGGTGTGGCTTCAAGAGTATTAACCGCTGCTACAATTTCGTATGCTGACATACTTAAAATGGCTAGAACAATGAAAAAGAACAAAGTTAAAAAAATATCTATGCCAGAGGGCGGAATGGGATATATATGTCTAGTATCTCCAGATGTAGCGTTTGATATTAAAAATCTTGCAGAGTATAAATCATTTAATCAATATGATAACTCAAAAATTCTACGTGATGGTGTTATTACTAAGCTAGCAGGTATTTACTTCATTGAAATAGACAATGCAAAAGTATATCCAACAGGTGGAGCAGCAGGAGTACCAGTTCATTTATCTTATTGCATAGGTGATAATGCTTATCTTGTTCCTGATATTAAAGGTTCTTCAAAGCCAAAAATGATTGTTAAGGAAGCTGGTTCCGCGGGCACTGCTGACCCTTTGAATCAAAGAGCAAGTATTGGATGGAAAGCAATGTTTGCTACATTGAGAATTGACGAACTTAGTGGACTTAGATTTGAAAGTTGCGTATCAGCATAATTAATTAGGGGTGAGAAATCATCCCTTTTATCTTATATAGGAGGGTATTATGGAAAAATGTCAATATTGTAACAAAGAATATAAAAGTGGATTAACTATGCATGAGAAGTTTTGTAAAGAAAATCCAACTAATAAGGAGGACATTATGAAAGAAAAAATAGAAGAGGTTACAGAGGTTTTTGCGCCAAGTGAGAGAGATTTGACTAAGATCCATACAAGTTTTAAGCAACAGTTAGCAGCAGAGGAACACGTTAATATTCTCATTCCACCTACTCAATTATACCCCGAGGGTAGTAATATGCCTATATGCCTTAATGGTGTTACATACACAGTACCAGTGGGTTTAGAATTTGAAAAGGGAGTGCCTAAATCAATCTATTTAGTGTGGAAAAATTCATATGATATGGATAGAGAAGCAAGAATGAAAATGAAAAAAGTATTAACAGGTAAAATCTCCGTAGAATAGGAGGATAATTATGTATACTGTTTTAGAAATATTTAACTTAGCAATAGATCTTATAGATGAAAAATTAGCCACTGGCGCAGTTAATGCGACTACTACTGCGGTATACAAGGCTAGAACACCAGGAATATTAAATATATGGCAGAATGAAAATTATAATAACGGTGACTTATACGCAGAACATGAAATATCATGCAAGCCTGCAACTAATATGTTTGGCTATTCTAGTGGCATGGATTACTTAGAGTACAAAGGTATTGAAAAGATAATTGAAGCGGTAGGTAGTGTTAAACAGTATTACTTTGAAGTTGATGGAGAAGGTACAGTATATGTAGAAGATTTCAACGGTACATGGAATACGTTAGACACTGTAATTGCACCTAATACTATATTAAGTTTCACCGCATTTAAAGCGTTGGTTACACCCTCAATAGGTGCTACTAAGTCGCGTTTAAGGTTCAGTGGTGCATATAGGTATATTATCACTAACTATGCAATGTTTGATGTTCCAGTGTCACCTAGTAAACTAATAACCTTTAGACCTTATGTAAAGCATAAAATGCCAACTGACTTTAAAAGTGTAGACCAAATAATTGACGAATATTGTGATAGACAAATGTCGGTAAACTCTTATTACAAGTGGATAGGTAGAGGAGAATTATTTATAAATTACTTCTATGAGGGCAATATAAGAATAAGTTATAAGCCTGTTCCTGCGCCAATAATGGACATTAATCAAGTATTGCAAGTTGACGAAATAACATCAATGAGCGGTGCTTATTTTTTAGCTGCACACTTAGGAATAATTGAAGAACCTGCTAGTGCTAGTTTTTTCAATGAAAGATATTTAGAATTAAAGGCCTTGTCAAATATAAAAGGAACTGCAACAATGTCTGACATTATAGATGTATATTCTATGGGTGGTGGTTATAATAGCTAAGATTAGAATACCGAAAGAAATACCACCAACCGAGATTAAAAGATTTTTAGGAGTCAACGAAAATAACGATGGTGAGTATGGTCTTAAACTTGGAGAAGCTAGTAAACAAATAGGGTGGCGTATAACTTCGGGTATGCAATTAAAACGTATGGAGGGTTACAAAACTCTATTCACTGGCTTAATAGGTAAAGTTCAAGGGTTCTTTTACGGAAAGCTAAACAATGCTTTCTTTTTTTTATTCGCAAATAATGGACATTTATACAGTGGAAACTTAACAACAGGAATAAAAACAGACTTAGGCACTTTGACAGATGCACCAACTTACTTCCAAGAGTTCGGTAATAAAGTTTATATCTTAAATGGATATGAGTATAAAAGTTTTGATGGTACCACCTTAGCAACTGTAGCAGGGTATAGACCTTTAATAGCAATTACTACACCACCAGGCGGAGGAGGTACACTTTACGAGCAAGTTAACGTACTTAATGGTATGAAACATCAAACCTTTTCACCTAGTGGTACTTTAACCGCGTATAAGCTTGCAGAGGACACTTTAACAAGCGTAGACTTTGTAAAGGTCAATGGAGTACTAAAGACTGTTACAACTGATTATACAGTGGATCCAAGTACAGGTACAGTTACTTTCATTGTTGCACCACCTTTGTTAATACCTAATAATGTTGATATAGGATGGACAAAAGGCACAGGGCAAAGAAGTCTTATTGAAAATTGTCGTTTTGCCATGGATTATTCGGGTCAAACTGATTCAAGATTATTTCTATGGGGTAATACAACCTTAAAAAATAGAAGATTTTGGAGTGGCTTAGCTGATTCAGTACCTAGTGCAGAATACTTTGAAGCTAACTCTTATGATGATTTAGGCACCGGACAATATGCAATCACAGATATAGTTAAAATGGGCGATATTCAAAAGATATACTTTGAAGAATCGGCAATGTATTCATATTATTCTACTTTAACTGATGCGTTAGGTGTAGTAAGGGCAGATTTCCCTGTATTTGAGCTTAGTGATGAAGTAGGTAATGTAGCATTCAATCAAGTACAAATCATTCAAGACAAGCCTATGACGTTGTTTAATGGTGTATATGCGTGGGAAAATAGCAACGTAAGGTATCAATACATTCATAACCTTATATCACAAAGAGTTCAAGACAGTTTAGACCTAGTTGACCTTTCTACTGCGGTTACGTACAACTGGCAAGAAATGAAAGAATACTGGCTTTGCATAGGGTCTACGGTGTCTTGAAC